AACTTGTAAGCGAACAAACATGCCTACTTTAACGCTGGTGTATGAGTCTAAATTAGGCATTTACACCTCCACAAACACAAAAGCGCCGTCCCAACTTACTTGGTCCCTTGCAAATATAGTCCATTGAGGAAATTGAACACAAATAACTTGGTACCCTTCTTCAGCACCGCCTGGATCTACATCACCATAGTACCAAGGAAACTTGGTATACAATATTGCTATGTTGTCAGTTGTGTGTTTGTCTAATGCTTCAGCTGCTAGAATATTAGCTCTAATCTGACTCCAGCGTGGACCATCAGGTAGTTTAACAGTAAATGTTTTTTTAGGTGTTCCACGATTGACTGCTTTAACAGTACCATCTCTTGCTTGTGTGCTGCCAACTGTATCAAGTCTATTGATACTTAATGTTTCAGCGTTGTCTACTATCCATTGAAAGCTCATCTGTTTATCTCCTTACCGGTACTTTTCTTGCACCCTGTTGTGCTACTGCGTGTATGAAGCCAGGATCTCTAGCAATCATTGCTTTAAAGCTTGGTGCATCTACTGCGTTAATGTTATAGATAACTTGTGAACTGCCGCCACCTAATCCATTCATTGGTGTAATGTTAGCTGGTCCACTTACAAGCTCAGGACCATTCTCACCTACAACTCCAAACTTTCCACTTGGTATTAATCCACCATTAGCAAAGAATCCTGCAAACGGATTAAATCCGCCTCCGCCTCCACCACCAAAGCTGCCAAATGTTTGTGCAATTAATCTTTGTATTTGACTGCGTAATAGTTCTTCAAGTATTGTATTTATAAGGTCCTTAAATTCAAATTTGCCTGTCTTGGCGAAACTTACAATGCTATCTTCCATGCTTTGTGTTGTTTTGTTAAACATTTTTTCAGCTGTTTTTGAAGCATTAGTAGCTTCATCAGCATATTCTGAATAGGCTTTTTTCCAACCACTTGCAAACGTTCTTGAATTTACATATGCTTCTTCTGCTAGTTGCTGTTGTGCTGTAATAGCTGCATTGGTTGCTGTTGTAATATTTTCAATTTCTGTAGCGTATTCTTCAGCAAGTTCAGGATTAAGTCTTGCGGCACGTTGTAATTCTCTTACAGTGTCTGCTAAATCAGTACCTAAACTGTGACTAATATCATCCAATTGACGTTCTAGAGCATTCATATTCAGCTGTGATAGTTCACGTTGTGCATCTTCTGTACTTTCACGCATATTACGTTGGAAGTCTAGACTTGTTTCTGTTAATGCCTTTATACTCTCAGCACTTTTACCAATTTGCTCATCAACATCACGCATGGCTTTCATATAAACGTCAAGAGTTATTGTACCAGCAGCAAATGCGTCTTTTAATGCAGTTATTGCACGTTTGTTAAATTCTAATTGCTCTACTTGTTCAGCAGCACCTTCAGTTAAGTCTTTAAAGAATTCTGTAAAGCGTTCGTCTTTGGTTAGTTCACGATTTGCATCAGTAAGCTCTTTAACTTCGTCTGTTGCACGAGCCAATTCCTGTTGTGCTCCACGCAACAATATTACAAAGTTGTCAACTTGTCCATTACTTCTTTCAAGTGCTAGGTGCAGTTGCTCTAAAACAATTTCAGCATCTACAACTGCTTGATTGGCTTTTTCTAAATCTGTTCTGTAGTCTGCTTCTGAAAACTTCTTAGCCTGGTCAATGAATCTTTGATGTGGTGCAAGCACTGCTTTAAGTGCTTCTGCATAAGTGTCTACTTCGTTTGCAGCTCCACTTGATAGTGGTCCAGAAATGCCGCCATCGCTATTGTTTAGCTTGTCTATTTCGTCATTCAACCCGCCAACACTTTCGCCAGCGTCTTCTGTAAGTTTGTTAATAGTAAGAACTGCGCCTGCTGCTGCGGCAAGTCCAGCTGCAACTTTAACTAGTCCAATGCCAGTAACGCCTTGTAATATTGTTCCTGCAACTGCTGCTGCTTTAAATGCTGTTGCTAGTTTATATACTGCTACAACAACTGTGACTACTTTGGCAGCAATAGCGCCTGCAAAGGCTGCGCTCATTAGTGTTATTAAGAATTTAATATTGTCAACAACAAGTGTAATTGCTGTGCCCAAGCCTTCGCCAATGGATTTAATTAATTCTTCATTTTCTGATATAAATGCTGTTATACTTCTAGTTGCGTCACCTAGTGCTTGGTTAAGTCCTGCTTGTCCAATTGCATCAAACGCATTGTCAACAGCATCACCAAAGTTACTAAAGGCTTGTGATAAACTTTGTGTTCTTGCTGCACTTGCTCCGCCAAAGGCATCTTCTAATCCATCTTCAAGGGCACTTAATATTTTACCACTACCTTCAGCAGTTTGTCCAAGTTTAGATAGTTCTAGTCTATTTTTGCCTAGTCTTTCTGAAAGAATAGTGAATACAGGAATACCTCTATCAGCTAGTCTGTTTAAGTCTTCAAGTCCTAATCCACCAGCTGTAGTTCTTGCATACAAGTCTGTGATTGCTTGTAATGCTCCTACACTGTCAGCACTAACACTTGATACGTCAGCAAACAATCTTAACTGTTTAATGGTTGGTTCAAGTCCTGCTGCTTTTAGTTTTACAACTGTATTAGTAAGGTTCTCAACACTGAATACACTTTCTGCTGCAAACTTTTTAATTTCATCAAATGCTTTTGCACCTGTTGCTACATCTTTATATAGAATGCCAAGTGTAATACGCAAGTCTTCAAACCTTGCACTTGTATTAGCAATTTCTTTTATTGAGAATGCGGCAGCTAGTGCGGCACCTGCGGCAGCAATTGAACTTTTTAAGCCGCTAATACTTCTCTGGGCGCCTTTAGTGTCAACTTCTACAAGATACTTTAAATCAGCCATATTACTTCCTTATTATTCCACGTAATCGTTTTTCAATATATTCTTCAGTAGGAGCACTCATGCCTTTAGGCGCTTGTCTACTCTTACCTTGATCCAAAGGAACTGCGTAATTATAATTGGCTTTTATTTTGTTGCCCTGTAGTCTAGTTCTACGCTTTGCGTTGCCACTTTTAATAGGGGTTATTTTATACCAAAACTTAAATGCATCGTTAGGTAGTTTGTCTAACTTTGCAGTTATCTTTCCAATGCTTGCTGACATTGTATTTTTAGTAATTCTAACCGCCACTAGTGTCTCCTCTTACACTATTTAACATCTCTTGCAATTCATCTTCAGTCTGATTGTGTCCAATAGTCTGTCCACTTTCATTTTGTTTTCTTAGATATGTTTCATACCCAATTGCAACTTCAAGGCAATACATGTCAATAGTAGATCCTTCTCTTAATATTTCTGACGGCAACTTCGCGTACCTTTTTGCTAACACGTCTAAGGTTAGCCAGCCATTTAGAGTACTATCTACTCTGGAATAGTCTGGCTTGTCAAGTTTCCCAATTGGGATACCACCTTTTCAATAACTTTGCTCATAATGTCAATTGGTAATGTCATTCCGTCTGCAAGAATTGTATTTCCATCTTCATCAAATACCATTTCTTTAATTAAACTTACAATTTGTGTATTGTTTGATGCATCAACACTTCCAAGACTCATAAATGTGTCAATGTCGTGCCTGTCATAGACATAGAAGTCTAATTCTTCACCGTATTTTTCAACGATTTCAGCATCATCTACTGTAATTTTAACTAATTGGGGTTTTGCTGCTAATTTTGATAAGTTCATCTGTTAATCCTTTTTTCTGTTAATCATATCATTTGCAAGTACAACTAAGAAGTTTAATCTTGAAGTTGCCTTGGTGATATCTCTTTTAGCACAAGCAATTTCGTTACTTGCCTTAGCGGTTTCTGCAATCATACTTTGCAAAAGTTCATCGTCACTTTTATTCTGTATTAAATCGTTCATCTATTAATCCTACAATGTATTTAGCTAGAAGGGAGAATAGGGGGTTTGAACCCCCTATTCCGTGTGCCCTCACGCTCTACTTTATTAAGCTACTGTGTAGTCGCCGTCTACAGTAATTGTGATTGGTGTTACCCATACTGGGCTGTCTGCACTAACAGTTGGAGCAAGTCCTGTGATGTAACCTTTTCCGCTGATAGTTTTGCCTTCTGCTCCTGTTGAAGTATCGCCTAAGTAAAGTTCAAAGTCAAGTAAGTCTTTAGCTGTTGAACAACCAAAGATTCCTTTGAAGTCTGCTTCGCCTGATACTTCAGTTGAGTCGCCGAAGAATACAGTTTGATCCAAAACAATGTTCATAGATAGTGAGTTCGTAGCAGTAGTTGCGATTTGCAATTTACTACCTTG